AGCAGAACTTCGTAGATTAGTTCCAGAAATCGAGGCGGTCAATGCAGTTCTTGGATTGACAGGAATTAACGTCAAAGAGGCTGCCGGACATTTGGAAGAAATGCAAAATGCCACAGGCGCAGCAGAAGCAGCTTTTAAAGAAATGGCTTCTTCTGCTGATAATCAAATGAAGCTACTGGGGAATAACATAACGGCCACCCTTCGCCCGTTAGGACAGGAAATCTTAAAAGAAATATCTGCCGCAGCACAATCTATGAACGAAGCCTTTAAAGATGGCAGTGTTCAAGAGGCATTGAAAGATATAGGTGCCTTAATAGTCGTCGTTACGACTGCCCTTGCAGGATACAAAGGAAGTATTCTTGCTGTAAGTACTGCCAAACAAGTATATGCAACGGTAACAGCAATTGTAAATCGACAGCGTGCTATTGAGGCGGCCAACCTTGTATTAACCAAAGGTATGTATGCCATTGAGGCTACCATGATTGCTAAAAGTACATCTGCCCGTATTTTATTAACAGGAGCAATAAAAGCTCAAACCATTGCACAGTTGAAAAATGTTGCAGCTATGCTAACTAATCCTTATGTATTAGCAGCTGCTGCATTCGCAGGACTTGGATATGCCATTTACAGATGCGCAACTGCGGAAAACGTCTCAGAGAAGGCTATGAGAAAACATAATGCTGCTATGGAAGCACAAAAGAAACATTTTGATGACTTGAAAAATAAAGCAGAAAGCCTTGTCAATGTTATTAAAGATGAAGCAGCTAGCCAATTTGATAAATTAGATGCATATAAACAACTTCAAGCTATAATGCCCAATGTTTTGAAAAACATTGATTTAGAAAAGCTCAAAACAATGGAACTCAACGATATCCTAAAATTATTCAACAAGGATAAAAATGAGCAATATATCATGGGAGTAAAAGTTAGAGCTGTAATGAAACAAGAGGAACTTGATGCAGCTACAACTGAATGGCAAAAAGCAATAAATGAAGCTGAAGAAAACCAAAAGAATGGTATCGAAGATTCTGGATTAAGTATTAGAATTGGTCGATTAGCTAAAAAAAAGAATGAAGCAGCAGAGTCTGCCCGTCTTGCCAAAGAAGAAGTAGACAAAATAAATGAAATTCAAAGAAAAGCAAAAGAAGAACAAAAGAAAGAAGAAGAGAAAGCCAAAATTCAGAATAAGGCTTTTTGGACGAAGCAGAAAGACGATGCTACAAAAGCACTAGATTCAATCGCTTCGGCACAAAAAAAATTGATGGATGCTGGAAATTTCAAAGGGATTGATGCTACTGTCATTACTGCTTACAAAGAAAATATCAAAAAACTAAAAGAAGCAGAGAAAGAATTAAAAGTTTATGATTCATTTTCCAAACAGGATGATAAGGCACAAAAATTACGTGAAGAACAAGAAAAATATAAACTCCTGTTAGAGAAACAAAAGTTTGAACAGGAACGAATAAAAGAAGATTCAGCAAATGAACTCGAACAACTTGAAATAAACAAACTCAAAGAGAGTAGTGAAAAAGTCCTCAGACAAAGGGAGCTTAATCACAAACTAGAATTGCAGGCTATCGAGCGTGAAGCAGAAGACAAGAAACTAAAAGTGATTGAAGATGCTCGTTCTGCTTTTGAAGCTAATCCGGAAAACAAGAAGAAGACTTTTAATACAAGTGCTTTCATCAATTCTGAGTCAACGAAGAAACTGTTTGCCATGTTCGACAACGTTGCAAAGGAAGCCGCTGCGACTGCTGATACAAAGTACAATCGTGGAGATGATCTATCTGATTTGTTGAATCAGTATCAGGACTATACAGATCAACGGCTTGCGATTGAACGAAAGTTCAACGAAGATATTGCTACTCTTCAAGAACAGCGCAAACAAGCAGAAAAGGACGGAAATACAGAACAGGTAGAACAGATTGATCGTTCCATCACCCAAGCTACAAAAGATAAGGGTATGGAACTTATGAATATGGACTATAATAAGCTGAAAGAATCTCCGGAATACGTTCGTGCCTTTGAGAATTTGAAAGAAACATCTTCTGAAACTCTTAATTCTCTTCTTTCTCAACTAGAGAATGCAAAAGGGACAGCAGCTAAGGTATTATCTCCGGACCAACTTCGTGAATATACCAGCACTATTCAATCAATCATGGATGAACTGGATTCACGTAATCCGTTTCAATCATTATCTGACAAGAAGAAGGAACTGGCAGAAGCGGAGGAAGAACTAGCTAAAGCGCAAATTGAGTTAGAGAATGCCCGGACCCAGGCGGAAGCAGTGAAAGGCGGTGCTATGATTGAGAACGGTGTCAAGTCTTCTAAGTATAATCCCAAGACCGGAAAGATCGATTCAACTAAAGCTTATCTAACCGAGGCGCAGGCGTTGGATAAGGTGAAGGAGAAAACGGATAACTACAATGAAGCAAAAGACAAAACGACGAAAGCCAGTGCAAAGGTACAAGCTGCTGAAAGGAAAGTGGCAAGCGTTATCGGAGAACTCGGTGACGCTTTAAAAGATCTAGGTTCAGCTATCGGCGGACAAGCCGGTGAAATTATAAGTATCATTGGCAATATCGGCACCTTCGCCATGACAGCGATGAATGGCGTAGAAACGGCATCAACAACGGCATCAACTGCAATCAAAGCGGTTGAAAAAGCATCTGTCATTCTCGCCATCATCGGTGCAGCTATGCAGATAGCAATGAAAATCTTCGACCTGTTCGGCAAAGACGACACAACAGAAAAGTATGAGAAAGCCAAAGAAGCTTATGAATCTTATATCAACATTCTTGATAGAGTGATAGAAAAGCAACTGGAATTGGCTGAAACTCTTACAGGAGATAATGCGAATGCTGCTTATGATAAGGCCCTTGAAATGATAAGGCTACAGAATGAGAATGCACGTGTTTTAGGTAAACAATACTTGAACTCTGGTGCATCCGGCAAGTCACATTCAAAGGGATATACTGAAGTGGAAGATATGTCCATGGAGGGGTGGAAGCAAGCGGCAGATACGCTAGGTATGAGCGTCGATGAATTTAAAGACAAAATGGGCGGACGCATGGCCGGTCTGTTTGATTTGACAGATGAACAACTTACAAAACTTCAAGAAAATGCTGGGATCTTCTGGTCACAACTTGACTCTGACACTCAAAAATTCGCGGATCAGATAGTGGATGGTGTTACCCAGGTTGCAGAGGTTGTCGAGCAGAAGATCACCGATGCTACTCTCATTGATATAGACGGACTTCGTTCAGACTTTCAGGATCTGCTTACAGATATGGATGCCGATAGTGCTGATTTCGCAGATAACTTTGAAGAATACATGAGAAATGCTATTCTAAACTCAATGCTCAAAGAGGACTATATGAGCCGACTAACAGCTTGGAGAGAGAAGTTTTACAAAGCTATGGATGATGGAGTAACCGAAGAAGAATATAATGCTTTAAAAGCTGAAGGTCAGCAGATTTCCGATGACATGAAAGCCAAACGGGATGCGTTGGCTGAAATGTATGGCTGGAACAAAGATGACGATGAACGTGAAGCATCAAAGAAAGGTTTTGCCTCCATGTCGCAGGACTCTGCAGATAAACTGGATGGTGCATTTGCTGTTATGACTTCTCACACATACTCAATAAACGAAGGAGTTAAGCAAATACAATTGAGTACAGATAAGATCATTGAGAAGCTTGTATACCTATCCAACATGGACAAGAATATAGGTGAAATGGTAAAACATAGCGATCTTGTCATTACTTACCTGTCAGACATAAGTAGTCATACGGCACGCCTTGAAGCTATTGAGAAGGCTATAGAATCTATCAGAATGGGGATTGACACATTGAACACTAAAGGCATAACATTGAAGCGATGACAGGACAATTTTACTTAGACGGAATAGACGCCTATACCAGTTTAGGGATATGCGTTACAAAGGGAAGCTACAATAATCTTGTAGCCTTCCCTGCTATCAAAGAATTGGAAAAAAACGACTGGCCGGAAGAAGATGGACAAGAATTTGACCTTTCTAATATTGCCCTAAACACAAGTGATATAAGCATTGAATTTGCATATATGGGCAGTATGGGTATTGGCGGACTAATTGATAAGCTCTCGGACCTGAGCTATCATGAATTTCGTTTTCCACTCATTGACAGAACATATACCCTACGTTTGTCTTCTCAAAACAGTTATGTAATCAATACGGGCCTTGAAATTTCTAAGTTCACTCTTACAAATGACTTTCCCCGTGAAGCCAACTATGAGTATCAAGAACCTATTAACGATAGTGACCTCCCATTTCCAAAGGGCTATGAGCTTGACGGTAAAGATCTGACCGACTATGGTGTAGTAGTATTGAAAGGCAGTACAGCAGAAATACTGAAAACTCCGGCAGTAAAAAAGAACCTACTGCAGAATTTCAAACGTCAAGATGGAGCAATCTATGACGGTGAAGTTGTGAAATTCCAAACCAAAGAAGTATCTCTCAAATGCCTGATGCGGGCCGGGACGATTGAAGCGTTCTGGCGAAATCGCGATACCCTACTCTATGATCTTACAAAACTGTCTGCTAAGGTCGATGATGAAGGATATGAGTATTCTGATGCTGAACGTATATTTTATTGTGATGAGTGGAGTGAAAGCTACCCTTGCTATTATAAGAGTTGCCAGACAAACAATTTTCTTCTTAATAATGGGGTATGGTGGGAATTTACCTTGAAACTTGTATTTACTAGTTTCCGGATTGGAGAAACAGACTTCCTGCTTGCTTCCGAAGCAGAAGAATTTATCATAACAGAAGATGGAATATTTTATATTGACTTAAAAAATTATGCCAATTAAAAAGAAAAAAATCAGCGAATTAACGCTTGCTGATAGCATGGTAGGATTGTACACTATTGGCGTTAAAATGGTGAATGGCGTACAAACAAGTGTAAAAGTTAGTCTTGAATTCATAAAGAAAGCCTATGATGACGTAGTTGCAGCAACAAAGAAGGCCAATGACGCAGCAAAGGCGGCTGATGATTCCCGAACCCAAATAGAAGTGAATGAAGATACTCGACAACGCAATGAAGCTACTCGTATCAACGCTGAAAGAAATCGTTCAAGTGAAGAACAAGCCCGGTCAGCTGCAGAATCTGTACGTATCATAAATGAGAATACCCGTAAAGCAGAGGAAGCAGCTCGCGCGACCGCTGAAGGGCAACGTGTATCTGCAGAACTTAGCCGCATTGAAACAGAAAATAAACGAGTATCAGATGAACAAGCACGTATAAGTAATGAAGATGCACGTAAGACCGCTGAAACAGGACGTTCTTCTGCAGAATCGGAACGTGTGAAGGAAGAAGACAAACGAAAAGTAGCTGAAACAACACGTTCTACAGCTGAAACAGATCGCATAACAGCCGAAGATGAACGAAAAGAAGCCGAATCCACGAGAGAAGCAAATGAAACTGCACGAATGACAGCCGAAGATAATCGCGTTACTGTCGAATCTGAACGCGTATCTGCTGAAACAGACCGTAAATCAGCGGAGACAGCCCGAGTATCAGAAGAAAACAAAAGAAAGTCCGCTGAAATTGACCGTAAATCAGCCGAAACGTCCCGGGTATCAGAAGAAAATAAAAGAAAGCAGGATGAAGATAGCCGCAAGGCTGCGGAAGATACTCGTTCCTCAAATGAGACTAGGCGTGTTTCTGCTGAAACAGAACGTGTAGAAGCCGAAACCCAACGTAAGTCTGAGTATAGCGGTATTATACAAGAAATGACATCTGCTACAGAAGATGCTAACGCACAACTAGAACTTGTAAAAAAAGCTACGAATGATGCAAATGCTGCCAAAAACGCATCAGTTGAACAGACAGCTCTTGCAAAGAAAGCTACTAATGACGCTAACGCAGCAATTATAAGTATTAATGCTGCCAAAGAAGAAACCCAACAAGCTACAGAAGAGGCTAACGCTGCCAAAGTTGCATCGGAAGCCCAAACAGCTTTAGCGAAAAAAGCTACTGATGATGCTAATACAGCCAAAAACGCATCAGTAGCGCAAACAGCTCTTGCTAAAGCTGCCACAGATAGTGCAAATGCGGCAGCACAGGCCGCCAATAACGCAGTTTCTGGAGTTGATGCTAAAGTAAAAGCTGCAGTGGATGCACTTGTAGCTGGAGCACCGGAAGCCCTCGACACGCTTATTGAATTGGCTAATGCCCTTAATAATGATCCGAACTTCGCCGCTACCATGGCAACAGAGTTAGGGAAGAAAATCAACGTTTCCGATATTGTCAACAACCTAACAAGTGGTGGTACTGGCAAGGTCCTTTCTGCCGAACAAGGGAAGGTTTTGAAAGCAGCTTTGGATACACATAACCATGCAGGAGTATACGAACCTGTATTCTCAAAAAATACAGCTTTCAATAAGAACTTTGGCACAACTTCCGGAACTGTTTGCCAAGGAAATGATAGTCGACTAAGTGACGCCCGTACACCTAAAGCGCATACTCACAAGAAGTCTGAGATCAGTGATTTTCCTACTTCAATGCCCGCTAGCGATGTGCCCGTTTGGGCGAAGGAAGTGAATAAGCCGTCCTATACGGCAAGCGAAGTTGGTGCATCACCGTCGAACCATAATCATGCGGGTACCTATGAACCTGTATTTACTAAAAAAACGGCTTTTAATAAAGATTTCGGTACGGCTGCCGGAACCGTGTGTGAAGGTAACGATGCCCGCTTAAGCAATGCAAGAACTCCATTAGCTCACTCACATAAGAAAGCGGATATTAGCGATTTCCCAACTTCAATGCCGGCAAGCGACGTGCCCGCTTGGGCGAAAGCCACGAAGAAACCTACTTATACGGCAAGCGAAGTCGGAGCCTCTCCTTCTAATCATAACCACGATGCAGATTATCAGCCACTCGGTAATTATGCTGACGCATCACATACTCATGCAGCAGCTGATATTACGCCTGATTCAACGCATAGATTCGTATCTGACTCTGAAAAAAGCACATGGAATAGCAAGGCTGCAGGGAATCACAATCATTCCGGAGTATATCAACCTGTTGGTAGCTATGCTCCTTCATCACATAGCCATGTTGCCACTGAAGTGACTCCGGATGCTACTCACCGCTTTGTTACTGATACGGAAAAAAGTACATGGAATGGTAAAGCTGAAGGGAATCATAATCATGACTCAACTTATCAGCCTAAGGGAAGTTATGCTGCTGCATCACATTCACATTCTGCTTCAGACATAACAGAAGTGACAAATAAGAAGTTTATGACGGATGCGGAAAAGAACGCACTAAGTTCTCTTGGAACTACGTACGCTTTGAAAGATTTCTCTAATATTGGAGTTAAATCACTTGGACAAAACGGTTATCGTAAATATGATGATGGTCTGCTTATTCAATGGGGGCACTCAAGTACTTCCGGGATAGGTAAAACCGTGTATCTTAATACGACCTTTTATGATAGTAATTACACTATTCAACTAACTGGAACTCGGCTCGTGCATAGTAATTATATGTATTCTTTCGATGTATATAGCAAATATGCTTCTTACTTTGTTATGGATTCCGTTTACCATAATAATGATTCCGATGCTGGAGGGTTTAGTATAGCTTTCTATTGGTTTGCTATAGGCCGTTGGAAATAAGATTACTTCCAGCGACCAATAGCAAACCAATAGAAAGAGGCTGTATTAGAACCTGCATTGGCAGCTTGCTGATATTTATTATTATATCCAAAATAACTAGTTGAAACAGAGGTGTAATTGGATATCCATGATGAATCGTTACCTGTATTTCCATTATTACAAGTCAAGTGCAGAGAATAATTTGTGTCATAGAATGAAGAGGGGAAATATATTGTTCCAGAGTAAGTGCCACTCGTCTTTTTTCCCCATTGAATCATTAGGCCGTCAGGAAACTTATAATAACCGTTTTGTCCAAGTGACTTAGTTCCAACATTTGAAAAGTCAGATTTTGCGTACGTAGTACCAAGAGAACTAATTTTATATAAACAAATAACTAAATGAATGTATTATGAAATACTGGAAACAAGGATTTTACGATGAACCAATTGAGGGTTCGGTAGAAATTGAGGACGACTATTACAATGATTTGTTAGAAGGTCAGTCTGAAGGAAAAGAAATTTACGAAGGTGATAATGGTGTTCCCATTTTGGTAGAGCATGAGTATTCTATTGATGAAATAAAAGAAATGAAGGTAAATCGTATCTTGCTGTATGACAAGTCAAAGGCGGTTAATTCGTTTACTTTGAGTGGGAAAGAAATGTGGCTTGATAAGGATACTCGAGTTGGTTTGAAGAACTCCATTTCAATAGAACAAGACATGGGAAGGACCGAAACAGTGTTGTGGTTCGATGGTGTGAAGTATACTATTCCTATTCTTAACGCATTAGCAATGTTAAATTCTCTAGAATTATATGCCCTCGACTGCTATAATGTGACACAACTGCATCTTGCAGCTATAAAAAAGATGTATATCGTGTCGCAGATTGAAGAGTATGATTACACAGTAGGTTATCCGGAAAAACTATTATTTGAATAGCATTAAAAACACATACCTGATTATATTTTAGATTATAATTATAATTCTAATCAGATGATATGATAATTTTATATAGTGGTAATAAGGAAATAAAGCTCGATGTAAAGGACGAAAGTTACTCTTACGAAGCAATCATGGCGGAAGATACACTTAATTTGTATTTTTCCTATCCGGGATACTTAGAAATACCGGTCGGAACTTGGTGCGACTTTTACGGAAAGCGTTATTCTCTCAAAAAAGATAGTAATTTCAAAAAGAAAGGTGAGCGTAACTTTGAATATACGCTTATACTTGAAACTGCTAAAGCGGATGCTATGATGTGGAAAGTTCGTCACATTGCAGATAACAGTATCAAATTCGCATATACAGCTAAAGCACATGAGCACCTACGATTACTCGTCGAGAACCTAAATCGTCGTGATATGGGCTGGAAAGTCGGTGATTGCATCGAAGGAACGGATAAAGTTATCAACTATAATCACACATATATTCTTGATGCACTTAATCAACTTGCAGATACGTATGAAACGGAATGGCAGATTACTGGAAAGACGGTTCACCTTCGTAAAGTTGAATATAACAAGAATAATCCTTTGAAGCTGTCTTATGGTAAAGGCCATGGTTTCAAGGTTGGTGTTGGTCGGGAATCCGGAGATATACCGCCCGAAATTGTCCTAGTAGAAACTTCTGATCGAAATATCAACTACTCGACATACGGAGCTAAATATCTGTTACTGCCCAAATCTAAGACCCTTCATTATGAAGGTAGAAGGTATATAACTGATGCAGACGGAACCAGTGTCATGCGTGCTGACAAAAGCTTAGTTACAGGTAAAGAGGATAGTCTAGACTGCACTGCAATCTATCCTTCTCGTATTGGAACTGTTAGCTCTGTTATCGAGGTTAATAAGGAGACTAACTTCTATGATTTTGTAGATAGCGATATACCTAACGATCTTGATTTTAAGAAATGTCTGATAGCCGGAGAGACCATGACCGTCATCTTCCAAACAGGTACACTTACAGGCAAAGAGTTTGAAGTCAAGTATATCCATGAGCCCATTCTTAAAGAGAATGGAGAAATAGAGAAAGCAGGTAGACGTTTTGAAATAGTTCCACAGGAGATCGATGGTATCACTATGCCGGAACCTGATGTCTGGCATCCTAAGACAGGCGATACCTACGCAGTATTCGGTATCCAGCTACCGAACTCATATATCTGTAATGATGAAGAGCAGACAGGTGCTAGCTGGGAAGTGTTTAAGGAAGCTGCTAAATACCTCTTTGAGCATGAAGATAAATCATTCGTATTTACCGGAACATTGGACGGTATCTGGGCAAAGAAGCGTTGGCTAGAAATAGGCGGCAAGATTGTGCTGGGTGGTTATGTAGATTTCTCCGATACCCAGTTTCATCCAGAAGGTTCACTTATTCGCATGATAGGAATTAAACGTTATGTGAATAACCCTTATTCTCCGGAAATAGAATTATCAAATGATCCAGTTGGTACTTCCGTAACCAGCGAATTAGATAAGATCGAGACAAATGAAGTAGACGTAGATATCAAGTATAAAGATTCTTTGCGATTTACCAAGCGCCGTTTTCGTGATGCAAAGGAAACTATGTCCATGCTTGAAAATGCTTTATTGAACTTCTCCGGCTCAATCAATCCCATCACTATACAGACGATGCAGTTACTCGTAGGTGATGAAAGTTTGCAGTTCCGCTTTGTCAGATCAAAAGCGGTCCCGGTACAAGTATCTCATAACATTACTTACAATATCAATACAAAGGTGCTACATTCGCCTGCCGGCATCATCCAACACATGACGCTAGGGATAAAAACTGTGTCGTCTGAACACAAAGCTAGCGAATACAAGTTTTGGGATATGGCTGAATATAATTCTCCGGCGCTTATTGCCCCAGAGAAGAAATATTATCTGTATGCTGTATGCAGCAAGGAAAATCAGACCGGCACATTCCTTCTCAGTGAAACAGCTATCAAAATGGAACAGATAGCAGGATATTATCACCTACTAACCGGCATCCTAAACAGTGAGTATGAAGGTGAGCGCAGCTTCGTTGAGTTGTATGGATTCACAGAAGTTCTGCCGGGCCGCGTAACAACAGAACGAATCATCTCTCCGGATGGAAAAACTTACTTTGACCTAGTTAAAAGTGAAATAGGTGGAAATATTCAAATTAAGGCAGGATCCTCCGGATTAGAAAATTTGGAGGAATGGCTTGAAGTTAGTGATCTGATTGATTCTATTCAGAAGTCTGCAGCTGATGCAAACGATGCTGTGGGAGGTCTGCATGACTATATCGACGGTGCATTTGCTGACGGCATTATCACTGAGGCGGAAGCTAAAGCTATCGAAAAGTATATCAACACAGTTAACAATGCGAAAGCAGCCGTAGAAGCGACATACAACAAACTATATGCAAATACATACTTAACCGGAGTCGCAAAAACAAACCTGCTTAATGCAAAGATTACGCTGATGGGGGCCATAGAAAGATTGATAAATGCAATAAATACTGCCATTGCAGACAAACTTACTACTCCAGATGAAAAACAGGCTGTTGATACACAGTTTGCAGGCTTCAACAGTGCTTATGCTGACTTTAATACTGCTGTCGAAGAAGCTAATAAGTCCATACAGGACAAGTTAAAGTCTTTCGCCGATGATGCAATGAAAAAAGCACTGGAAGCGTTAAAGGATGCGGCAGATGCCACAAAAGCCGCAGAAAAAGTAAACGATGATATTAGTGATTTACATAAATATGTAGACGGTGCGTTTGCCGACGGTATTATATCAGAAGCAGAAACTAAAGCTATTGAAAAATATATCAATACAGTCAAAAATACGAAAGCCTCTGTAGAAGCTACATATAATAAGCTGTACGTGAATACATACTTAGTTGGCGTTGCTAAGACTAACCTACTCAATGCTAAAATCTCTCTCTTTGGCGCTATCGACAATCTCCTCGCAGCAATCAACGTTGCTATTGCTGACGGGCAGACCACTACTGCGGAGAAAAAAAACGTTGATGATAAATTCGCTCTCTTTAACTCAACTTTAGCCAGTTTCAATACAGCCGTCGAAGCAGCTAATCAATCAATACAGGATGCGCTCAAACAGTTCGCCGACAATAATAAGGCAGAATTAGATATACTGAGCGATAGAATATCCGCACAAGTAACACGTGTAGATAGCATTACACAACGTATTGATACAGCCGGATGGATTACCACGGCAGACGGTAACAAGATATACGCTTCTAAAGAGCTGGAAAATGGTAATACGCTTATATCTTATATCAACCAGGCGGGCGAAGCAACAACAATCCATTCATCTAAGATCAATCTGGAAGGTGCTGTTACTATTACTGCGCTTCATAGTGATCTGCAGACGGTGATTAATTCTAAAGTAGACAGAGACGGTTTAGGCGGATTGGCTTTTAAAGATGCCGTTGAAGCTGCGCAGCTCGGTAGTACTATTATCATAGGAGGTTATCTTAATACTGACTTGATTAAAGTACGACGAATTGATGCTGAGGTTGGATTTGTCGGTGGATTTACTATTGAAAAAGGACGTCTTATTTGGACACGTTCCGATTATTTCGGTGGGACGTCACGTAGCTTAAAATTAGGGTCCGGAACATCTAAGGAGGGTGTTGTTAATGTGACCTTCAATCCTGCCACAGATGGGCGCTTTGGAGTAGCAGCAATCGGAGCAAATGCAGGTGGTAGTGCAGCGATATATGGTTCATCAAAGACAAATCCGACTTATCCATCAAACTACGTTTACGCAGGTTTTTTCGATGGTAATGTTACTGTATTAGGTGATGTTTCCGCCAGGGGCTTTTTTCCTCAAGACAATAGTGGAAATTCTGTTTCAGTCGTATCTGATGCATGGCTTTATGGACTTAAAAATAATCAGTTAGAAGGTATTGCTTCTAAAAACATGAAGATTCACATTATAAAAGGAATGATTGTAGAGTGTTCACAATATTAATTTTGAAAGTATAATTATGAAAGTAAATTTAAACCGGAACTTACTTGATCACAAAGGTCAGGAAGCAGTTGAATTAGTCGATGGTAAGGAGAGGAAGAAATCTCTTCGTGATATGATCTCAGAAGCCTTGTATGCTACCGGCATGAATGCTCAACTAGGTATGGATATGGCTAAAAAATTACGTGCTTATAAAATGCTGCAGCAGATTATTAACAATCGAGGTGTGCTTGATATTGAAACAGACGATGCTACTCTCCTAAAGGAGATTTGTGCAGAGTTTTTCACCGCTGGCGTTTATGGACAGATTTATGACTTAATAGAAAAAGGAGGTAAAGAATGAATATTAAAGCAACTAACAGTACAGCAGTATCAAAGGTTACTGCAGATATCAAGATCAAGTACAGGATGTCAACTCGCGGCACTGAGGCGGTAAAAGATGTTACAGCTGAAATTTCTAATGATGAAACAGTTGTCGGATTCTTTAATATATCGAAAAACGGGGTGACTGGTTTTTCTCTACACGAGGATCACGGGCTGACTCCCGAGGAAGTGAAACAGGTATTCCAGACTGCTATTGATGATTGTAGTGAGGTATTGAAATGAAGTATTAATATTTTAGATAAATGATTATGGATTATTTCAAAAACTTACTTATTGGATTGATTACCGGTATAGCTGCTTATCTTAATCCTATCTCAGGGGAGATCAAAAGCCTTATTGCTGTATTTGCCCTCAACTTCATTTGTGGGCTTCTTACTGCCCTACTAATCAATCATGAAAGCTTTTCTTTTAAAAAGGCTTGGAGATGCATCGTAGAAGCAACTATTTTCTTTACCTTAGTTAGTTGTATCTATTTTATTGGTGAACACAAAGGAAATCCGGAAGGTGCACTTCAATGTGTCTCATTTATTACGTATAGCGTTTTCTATTTCTACGGGGTAAATATTCTGAGGAATATCAAAGAAATTCTCCCTAGCTCTAGCAATGGTTACAAAGTAGTAGCTTTCTTGCACTATGTATTAAGTGTCGAGTTTATAAAGAATATCCCTTATCTAACGAACTACTTACAAAAAGGAGGTGCAAAATGATTGAAGTTTTGGAGTTTATTTTTCAAGATTCTTGGCATTGGTTAGGAACAGCCATTTTGATAGCTATCATTTTCCGTGTCAATTTGGTAAAGATTGGCCCAATAACAAAGAATAAGGAGGAGAAGAAATGAAGGAAATTGATGCAATTATCATCCATTGTTCGGCCACGCGTGCCGGACAGGATTTACGAGCCAAAGATATTGACCGGATGCACCGGGCTCGGGGATTCAATCAAATCGGTTATAACTTCATTATTGACCTTGACGGAATGGTTGAGAATGGGCGACCGTTAAGCATTGACGGAGCGCATTGTAATACCAAAGGATTTTCAAAGTCTTCGTATAATAAGCATAGTGTTGGCATCTGTTATATCGGAGGCTTGGACGCATCTGGAAAGCCTGCTGATACACGTACTCCGGCTCAAAAAGCTAGTTTGCGTGAGCTGGTAGCAAAGTTATGTAAGGAGTATGATATTGTCGAGGTTCTCGGACATCGTGATACATCTCCAGACCTAGACGACAGCAGCGAAGTGGAACCGGCAGAATACATCAAGGCTTGTCCCTGCTTTGATGTTCGTTCCGAGTTTTCTAATTTTCTTCGTAATACAGTGATCCGGCCATGAAAACGCTAATTTATATAACCATATTCCTGATGTCAGGAATATGGTTTACTTCCTGCAAAACGTCTCATAACATTGAGACGCAAAAGCAGATTGACTATTCAGGGGATTTCTTGTATTTGCGAAACTTAATTGAATCACTACGGCTGGATGTGAATAAGCAAACGAAAGTTACTACTGAAAAGTTGAGTGAGCTGAAAATTGAGAATAAAACAGTTTACTTGTCTCTTCCAGATTCAGCTGGAAAACAGTATCCAGTCAAAGAAAGTATTACCACCGCTTCTAAACAGGAGCAAGAACAGACTGAAGTTGATGAAACATTATCCATTACTTTGCAGCAGTTCTCGAATCGACTTGATACTATAAGTAACAAGGTGAATGCTTTACTAAATCAAAGAGAGAAGGCAGTCGAATTATCTTGGTGGGATTTGCATAAAGATAAAGTTTATCGCTATGTCATAGGCTTGATTCTTGCGGGATGGTTGGTGTATAAATTCAAAAAATAAGTCTTTCTTTTATTGAAAATACAATTTTTTGGCGAAATTATATGTGAGAAAATACAATATTTGGGAAATAATATATATCTTTGCAGCAAAAGAATATCTCTGTTGGCGCAGAGATAAACTTAAAATTCGGTGATGTAAAAATATAAAATTTTATTTTATGGCAAAATTAAAGAATGTGGCTGAAACAGCCAAAAGGAAGCGTATAATAAACGCTAAAGAATGTGAATACGAACTTCGTGAGTCGTTAGAAAAGCTATTTGATGCTTTTTGGAATGCTGTACGTAATTATGAAAAAGAGGTAATACAAACCCCGTTTACAGCTCGTTGTCGAGGATTTGAAGCCTCCCTCTTAAACTCAAAAATAATTCAAAGTGTTCAGTCTGTTTTTAAAGATGACTGGACATTTGGAAAGTACAAAAGGTTTATGCTTAGAGTTAATGGATATATTATGCTTTTTAAGAAATTAAATAGTAAAAATATGCCAATGAATGTTCCAACTCGTTTTTCATCATCTATTCAGAACCAAGAGCAAGGTTATTTGTTTGATATGTATGATAACGGGACAGAACCTATTTTATTTTTTGGATATAATAAAAGTCGTTTTGGGGAGATTATAAATCCCAAATTGGTTTATATCGATGAAAATAAAGTGAGATGGACTATTTCTGAAAATGATATTTCTACAGTTAATAGAACAATGGATGTTCAGCCAGCTGCCGCTTCTCTCTCTGTACGCAAAAATATCAAAAAGAAAGAAGGAACAAATAATTAATAATATGATACATCACCGAATTTATTTTAGAAAACAACAATACTGATAGCAAAAATGGAAATCAACTATAAGCAGATAATATTTGCTCGTGAATATCGAGGTTACTCACAAACCGAGCTTGCTTCTAAGATTGTTGGATTGTCACAATCTAATTTATCTAAGTATGAGAAGGGTATTGGGCCTTTATCTACCGATGTGCTTAATCGCATAATAGATTTTCTGGGATTTCCAACTGACTTTTATGAGAAGAAAATCTCAAATATTGCAGAAAATGCGCATTACCGAAGGAAGAAAGGAATGACTAAAAATGAACGTTCCCAAATAGACCTTTCAAACAAGTTATTAGGTTATATTGTAGACCAAATGGGGGAGTCTGTGGAATTTCCAGATATGTCATTTCGAATGATTGACCTTGAAGATGGATATACACCCGAAACCGTGGCTCAGTACACCAGGAAGTATTTAGGCTTAAAAGATGAACCGGTTCGGAATATATTCTCTTTGCTGGAAAGAAATGGGATTATAATCATAGAATTGGATTATGATGTGGATCTATTTGATGGGGTTTCTTTTTTGACAGATGGTGGATATTATGTGATTATTATTAATAAGAATTTCAGTAATGACCATAAAAGATTCACTTTAGCACATGAACTGGGACATTTGATCATGCATACCTCAAATGAGTTTCTAATCTCTGAATATAGGGATAAAGAAGATGAAGCAAATAAATTTGCTTCAGAATTCCTTATGCCTTCTGATGCTATATCAAATTCTTTACGTGGACTAAAACTGCAGTATTTGGTGGAATTAAAAAGATATTGGTTAACCTCCATGGCATCTATTGTACGTAGGGCAAAAGATTTGAAATGTATTACTAACGAAAAATATAAATATTTTAGTATTGAACTAAGTAGAAGAGGATATAGAAAAAGCGAACCTGTGAGTGTATATATTGATATGCCGAATATGTACAATGAGGCTTATAAACTTCATAAGAATGAATTGGAATACTCAAATGAGGAAATGGCAACTGCATTTAGTTTGCCTATTGATGTTCTTACTAGATTTTGCTGTCCTACAAAAACTAATTTGAAATTAAGATTGAGTATATAATCTGTATATCTTATAAATATAATCATCATATGGCTAAAACAATAAAAAAATTCACTTATGCGGTGAAAGATAAATATGATAATATGGTAACTGTGTATGCAAGAATTGAAAAGGAAGGTGGTTTGTATTACTGGTATACAAGTCATTTGACAAAACCGCAAGATGCAGATGGAATAGGAATATATAATCCTTCTAATGTTGAGTCTAATCTTGATACTGCTGAAGCATTTTTGAAAGCATATATTAGTATGATGAAAGATTCTAAAGTAATTGTACCAAACAATCATTATTGATTTGTTATTTTAGAGATAAGTTGTGTTCTATTAATGATAAATCCTTTTTATATTGTCCCGTCTCTCTGATTCGGGGCTCTTCTTTTGCTTATCTCATTTATAATTATTATATTTGTATACAGACGTGGATGTCTGTTGTATCATCTCTCTACGGAAAAGTTGCTAATTTTCGAAAGCGGGAGACAATACGTTATTTATTCCATTAAGAATGAGCCTCGACTAAGTGTAGTCGGGGCTTTTTTATTTTGTGTTTATCTTCTTACATTTGCATGTATAAAATATGTATCCACAGTTTAATTTAACTTATTTATGTGTTTTAAAAAGTACTATTCTCGAAGATATGAGTAAGTTTGTGCAACTTTAAAATTAAACATTATGGCAAAGAAGATTGGGTATATTGAAAAGGATGGAGTAATATTTGTTTCTGTTAAAGACGTTTTTGAGTATTTTCGTGAAATGGAGGTAATTACCACAGAACAGTTAGAATGGCAATACCGGTGGGATTTTGAGCAAAATATTATTAAACAGATGTATGGCTGCTACAGGAGTGGTAATCTGGCTAATTCAGATGTTCCTTGGATAATTGATGGTGAATTTTATTGTCACTGGTTACGATTTACGTATTCAGACTTTACAAGTGCAATAAAGGTGTTGAGAAATGAACAGGAAATAAAGAAACTAGCAATGCTAATTGATTTTCATGACTTTGCACGCAGTAAGCTGTTTGTGAAGCGTAAATTTGCATTAAAATGATGATTGAATAAAAAAATTGGAGTAGAGGTAGCTGAATAAGCTACCTCTCTAATTGTATATTATCTTTTCCCAGTCGTCAAGGATTATCATTTCCCATTTTGGGATATCAGGTTCTATTTTGGTAATAGCCACGCCATATACAGAAAGGCTCTTACCCTTATGAGAGAATTCAATTTGCGCTGTTTCTTCTCCTTTTTGAATACGTAAATTCATAAAGTCGCTCATCTCCTCCCAGTTGGTAGGCCCTATAAGCAGATATTCAATTATGTGGCCTTTAACTGGTTTACCTATAATCTGATATTTTATTCTATCAACTAGCGAAATAGCTTCTTCAAATGTCATACTTGTATTTTTAGAGCAAAGATATAAAAAATAGATGCCCTCTCCCCTATCATATAAAAGCTATTTCAATCTGTGGAATTTCAGTATTACAAATTTCAATTCTATTAAGAAAGATATTTTCGTACTTCTTCGATTGCCTGTGATGCACTTCGGACTACCACATACTTATTACGGCATGATTCCGCTTGTTTTTGAAACTCTTTCTGTTCTTCTGACTGTTTCCCTACCCTCGTTTTAAACTCTATGCAGAGAGAAGCAAAACCCTTTTTGGGAATAAGTACGATCACATCAGAAACACCAGGCTTTACTCCTTGACGTTTCAGGTTAGCAGCTTCACGTATATGACGGCTTCCACCGTTCGGAACGGCAAATATAAGTTTGTCAGGTATATTAGGGAAATATAGAGGAATAAGTTTAAAGAACTCTGTTTGTATGCGAGCTTCCTCGTTATTATGTACTTCTTTAGAGCGCGTAGGATTACGCTGATCTGCATAACAATTATAACACATAAAGTCGGTACCGGTTTTAATAACCGATACCGTTTCTTTTCCGCATAAAATGCACTTTTCTTTAGTCATTATTCAAAATAAGCTAAATTGTATTGGTCTTCTACCTACTACTGCTATCGTTCTCTCATGAATTGGGCACTGCGAAGCATAGGGACATCTCCCTGACATAGCAGAAAGATGCGCTCCATGCCATTCATCCCAATCTGTTACATTATTAGCAGAGAGGAAAGTTATCAGTTTCATGCAGCAGAAGCCACGTTCTTTCTCTTGACCTCCTGCAACTTCGAATAATCCATTACTCTGTGGACGTTTCATTCAATTCTATCTTGTTATTCGTTATTCTTTGAAATCCAGTTATCAGTATCACAGTGAAAGCAATATCCGCTTTTAGGATGTTCCGCACCGTCTTTAGCTCCACAAGTTCCACAATAGTATTCTTTATCATATTCTGGGGAAAGACCTCTATTCCGTTCTTTGACGACCGCTTTTCTTTCTTCAAGCATCATCATTTTATCGGGATTACGGCTCAAATAGAACTTTCTGACTTTATGTATTTGCTTTTCAAATAGTTCGTCAGATTCAGCTATTTGCCTTGCTGTATATTTGCTCATATTTTTCTTATTATAAATTGATTTCTTTGATAAAATTCTCTATATACTTACAAGGTTTAATCCCTTGTGGCATATCTTTCTTGTTACGTATATTGAAATATCGGTGAAGGCATTCAGTGTATGGAGATTCTTCCTTATGACATACCATAAGGCCATCTTTCTCTTCAAAGAGCGGACATGATATTGCGAATGCATGTACTGCATCTTTCTTAACCTCGTCTACCAATTCCAATATGGCTAATTTATCATGAGGACCGAAATTGTCTTCAATAAATTCATCTACTTCATTTCTGTTCATGCTTGATTTAGTAAAGAATTAAACTTGTGGCATATGGACGCCATATAATTCACATAACCTATTGAATTGTTTTTTAAGGAAAGAAGATGTTTCAATAGCTCCTAATATTTCTTTTCTACTTGTATCTTTCCCCTCGATTAATACGATTGTTATGCTTCCACCTCTTTTGTCATCAGGACTTGCAGGAAAAGCAAGACACATATATTTCCCGTAATTGAAGAACTTGAATTGTCTCTTACCATCAAAAACCTTAAATGTGGTATCACAATCTAATCTGATTACTTCACGTTCTTCTTCATAACTAAATTCTCCGATAATAGCAGTAAAACTATGTCCAGGAATACCGCCTCCTTGAGTTCCAAAATATGCTACTCTTTTGCTCATATCTATCTTGTTTTGAGCCTAATTAGGCTACATCATTAATACTAATTTCTCCTTTCAAAACTCGCTCTACCTGTCTGTCGATTATCTCTTGAAATTCAATTTGGCAGATAAGAGAACAATCCGGTATAATCTCTTCCACTGGGTCACCTCGCCATATTGGTAGTTCATCAAGGAAAATACGACCGTCTTTATCCTTTAGGCATGTTGCTCCAACATCACGTTCAATCTGTGCTACCTCATCGAATACATCCGGGAAATCTTTTCGTATCTTGTTCCAATATCCCATACCACCTTTGACACAACCGATACAGTTATTATTGTTATAACCCATCTTGTACATGGCAGGGATTTCAATACCTGCTTTCCATAGTATGCCCATTGCATCAGACTTGGTAATTTCCCGCTCAATAAGCGGAAACAGCGGCTTTGTGTCTGGGTACTGCTGCTTGAATCGGATGGCTCGGTTTATTTCCTTTGGGTCGAAGTCGAAGCCCCATACTTGACCGTCCCAACTTCCAAGTTCCTTCTCTAATTTGTACCGGACTTCCTTCTTCAGTTTGAGCGTACAAGCTGCGCCATGTGGTCCGTTTATCCATCCTTTCCGCAATACATCAGCAACACAGGTGTATTTGTCGCTTCGGATAATGTGAATAGGCTGATCGTACCATCTTTCGCAATCAGATAGAAAACGAGCATTGTCCGGGTGACAGGAGCCAGTCTCTATGTAGTAGAGCTGAACATCTTCGTACAGGCTCAATGCTATTTTACAAGCGACTGCGGATGTTACTCCGCAAGAAAACCATGCTATTATCATTTTTGTATAAAAATATATGTATCTTTGCAATATTGTTAAACCCTTAAATTTTAAATGTATGGCAATAATTTATGTTTCTTTTGAATTAAAAGGAAAAACCCATTCTTTCTCAGGTGAATCATCTTATCCATCGAAAGAGCTGCATGAGGCAAATAAAGTAGATTACGAAATTGTAGAAGAATCTGCATTTCAGCTTATTAAAACGTACATGGAAGAATTTTCACTTGATGGACCAATAAATCCAAAGACTGTTGCTTTCAGATATGAAGTTTAGTGTTTTAGGAGAAGAGGTTATTATATCATAACCTCTTTTTTGATTTTTAATATAATACACATCCTGTATTTTGCTCCTTTCTATCTTGTTATACGTTAAACTTCGGTATTGACATCCAGTGGGTAATACTTTCATCGGTGACATAACCATTTGTTACAAACCATTTACTTTTGCAATATCCTTTTTTCTTTCGAAGCCACCCTATTGCATAGTGCTTAACAGAATCTCTATCATAAAGAAAAACTTCTTGCTCTGGTTCTGGTAACTTATCTTTTACACTTATCCAAGGAGATTGCTTTTTCTGCCACTCAACGCCAGACGCAAATACTTTACGCATATATGTTTCAATCACATGCGGCTGATTGATGCGATTTGCTAATTGAGCTACCAATGATTTAAAATTCATATCTATTTTGGCTTGAATTATAGTAGCCCGAAGGCTACTAGATTAAACATCTCCCCACAGTGTCTTTGCGAGTTCGTATTTCTTTTGTAATTCATTTACTTCTTTCTTTGCATAAGTAAGAGCATAAGAATGACTACGCGGGCACTTTCCCGATTTAACGGCTTCGTGATATTTTTGAGCAACTTCAAGCTTATGCTCGTAGAAATCGATACTTTCCGGCATGGATAAATTGATTGTATTTGCACGTTGTTCCCAATATTTAGCTATCCTTTCGTGCTCGGCTGCTTTTTCGTCAAACTGAACACTTTTACCCATATTGTTCCACGCATCATCTATCGCTTTTCTGTGTCGCTTCTCGCTATGATGTCCCACTTTGATAGGTTCACCTAGAGAAAGAAAATCCTTATCTTTATTGGACTTGTTGTAGTATTCACTGCTTTTCTGTACAGCAGATGTAGCCCATTCATGACGACGTTCAGCCCTTTGTTTAGCCCACTCTTGCACATTAAAGCCATCAGCCCGTACGATCGAGTAATAATAGAATCCATCACGTTCGTAAATGAGGTTGAAAACAATGCATTCATTTTCTTTTCCATACTTGGTTGTAACCTCGATTACTTCTCCTTTTTCATGTTTTTCACTACATTTTGCAAGAAAAACATTTGGTACATATTTACTATACGTATTCATAGTGCCTATAATTATTGATTAAAAACTTCTTTGTGTACTTGGTTAATTGTTCCATTGATTATTAATGATCCTTTGGTAACACGAATCTTGTTACCTTTCTCTTGAACTTGGTAGCCCGCTTTCTTTAACCGGTCTATTTTCTGTTGTGGCTCCATTTTAAAACCCCTCATCGTCATAATCTGTATCAAATATTCGTGCAACCATATCGACGATATTTTCCTCAATGTCTTCCGTAGACCCGGTTACTGCATTAGCGATATTTTTCTTCTCTTGAATTATGCGATAAACTTTTTCATCAATAGTTCGCCGACCAAGAAAGTAGTAACAGGTAACAGAGTCCTTTTGCCCGATACGGTGTGCCCGGTCTTCGCATTGACAGCAATCGGCGTACGTCCAAGGGAACTCAACAAAGGCGACATTACTTGATGCGGTAAGCGTCAAACCGACTCCGGCTGCTTTTATTGAGCAAATAATAATATCCACTTTAGGATTATTTTGAAAGGCGTCAACCGCTCTTTGCTTCATGTCCGGTGATTCTCTACCTGTTACAGATACAGCCGTGGGGAAGTAACGTTTCAATTGATCTACAACTTCATGAAGCGAACAAAAGAGGATTATTTTCTTTCCATTCTCCCGGAAGTCTTTCACAAATTCAATAACATCGCGTACTTTGCCACGAGCAGAAATTTGCCGGAGAATATTGATACGTACCATCACTTCACCACGTAGAGCCTTTTCTATCTTATCATCGTCAGCATCCTTGTATTTCTGTAGATACATAATAAGGTCGCGTTCTGCATCCATATACTCTTTGCGATTTGTAATTTCGCAAGTATTAACCTGACGTATCTTATCCGGAAGGTCTGTAAGAACAAGAGACTTTTCACGACGAAACATGCAATATTGCCAAAGGTTGAAATTCAGTTCTTTCAAATTAGAAGCCTCTCTTTGTCCGGAGCAGTATCGGTTAACAAATGGTTTATAGCCACCAAAATCCTCCATACGGTTTAGAATTGCCAGTTGTGGAATCAGGTCTTTTGGCCTGTTGACAACTGGGGTTCCAGTAAGTTCTATCACCCATTCTTTACCGGTGCATATCCCTTTACAGAATTTAGCTTGCTGGGTTGATGCTGATTTGCAACGGTGACTTTCATCAATAATAACTGACTTGAATAAATTGATTGAGTTTCTAAATTCTACATCTCTCAACGTCCAGCCTTCGGCTTTCTTTATGCGTTGTACGAAGTATTTCTTTAATGATTCATAGTTAACAATAAACACCTGGTGCATTCCTGTCTGGAAGAAAAAAGTCCACGTATCACGCACCTTGTCGGTTAGGATCATCGCTTTTTTATCTGTAAATTTCTCCCATTCACGTAACCAATTTATTTTGAGTGAAGATGGACAAATGACAAGACAAGGAAAAGCATCAGCAAGATTTATTGTTGCAATACTCTGCAATGTCTTACCGAGTCCCGGTTCATCGCAATTCATAAACCGTTTTAGTTCCAATCCCCGTGCAATACCTTTAAGCTGATAAGGATAAGGCTGAATCTTTAAATTGTGCGGAACGGTTAGGTCCGGCAGTTCCGGAATATCATAAGCGATATCTTCCTCCTTTTTTTCTGTACCGTTTACCCAATTTATATTCTCAAACTGCTGTATTTGATAAATCATCCTTTCAAGCTCTACCCTACTCCTTGTCGGGACAATCCAAACTTTTTTAGCACCATCAAAACGTCTACCGGGAATCTGTCTGACCCGATCTATTATTGAAGTCTTATATTTGAATGATAATTCGAAATTATCTCCTTTTAATTCAATATTCATGATTCAGAGTATTTAGCAGGGGGAATTATCCCCCCTGTGATGATTGATTATGCGGTTGCGTCAAGAGGTGCAGGCGCCTCTATTTGTTTTTTACGTCCTCTTTTTTTAGGCTTCTCTTCTTCCAGTACAACAGCTTCTTCCGGTTCATCCGTTTCGAAATCAAGCCGCTCTTGTCTGACTCCCCATTTCTCTTCAAACAGATAACTTTCAACTTCCGCATCACAAGCTGCAGCATCAATGCTCAATTCTTCATAGTAAGGGTAATCTGCATCAAGGAGAGGAACGAAGATTTTCAAGTCAACAACTTTGCCGGACTGGAGAAGTTTAGCTCCCATAATGGTAATTCCAGAAACACCATCGACGCTGTCATTTGCATAGCCCGTAATGATATAATTTTCCAGAGTCTCTGCATAGCCCGGGGAAGTAAAGCTATCTTTGTTGATATTAGATGCCTCTGGCTGCTCACACAATACAACGAGATGTAATTTAAGCCGGCTAAACGCTTCTCTTAAATCGCTGTGGATGATCTGATCGCAGCTCTTGTTAATTACATTCGTGTAGTTCGCTTCCGAGAAACGCTCATTGTACACTACATTCAAGCGGTCTTTTTTGATAACCGCCTTCTTGATCTCATTTTTTACTTGTTCCATAATCTTCTTTAGTTGATAAAGTGATAATACTAAATGCTGATACAACTCCCATGACGGCAGCCGTAGTTATTTCTCTAGTCGTTGCATCTTCTCTTTGAGAGAAAGACAATGCCGTAAACAGACCGATAACGGCTAGCCCGATTGTGATTCTTTTTAAGTTTTTCATGATGATTGCTTTTTATTGTTATTATACATTCCGGACATTTTCATTTCTTCTTTTGCTTTACTTATCACAGTTACACACCATGATAGTTGATGCGTCGCCGTCCGATTGCAGCGTTCGCACCAGTCGACCAAATATCGTTCTTCCCTACACAAAGAGTTAACTAGAGCATTTATGGCCGTCGCTGTTGCTTTCGCATTCTTAGCTGTATCAACAAGCGTCTGCATGACCTCGGATTTCATCGCCTCATTGAGCCAGTATTTTGAGTCTGCAAGTAATTTGCCGGAACGGGCAACATATACAGCCAAGTCATTGCCACGTTGTACCGCTTCTGTCGCATCTTCGCTCATGGTTATATTGAGAAATGAATCTATATTAGTTAATTCATCCAATATTTGATATTTAGGTGTGATAAGTAAGTTCATATTGTTTTTATGATAAAATATAATCAGACCATCAATTGCCACCATTTGAAAGCCAGGTCTTCGTACTTTTCTTTTCCCTTGGTATATGTAGGATGATTACGGTCGGTGATAAAATGCTTGAATATCTTGCAGTTCTTTTTCGAGATTGCATAAATGAAATCCTGTTTACTTCCTGCGATATCCATATACCAGGCACGGGATCGGTCCCAGTCAAAGAAATCTATCGCTTCATCGAATTGTGCCTGAGACTCTGCAAAGGTCGTTTTCAAATCGCCACCAAAACCGTAAGCAGATAACCACCAGTCCCATTTACAGCGAGTATCGAGGTGATAGGCAAAGTTCCCATAATGGAACTCCTGCTGCTTATTTACCATGAACTTCTGTGTATCAGACTGCGCTAGCACAACAGCAAGAAACTGGTCTTTCTCCGCTTCCTTCCGGAGAGCCTTACGCATCTCAAGTCCTAATTCAAATTCTTCTGTCGTGTACACATAATCATCTACCATCAGCTTGTCATACCGAACACGGTCATTCTCTGTGATAAGAGCGTCTACAAGAGTACCGAACTTGAATGCCTTTTCTTTATCCCCGTATTGAGCACGGGGATAGAGATAATTTTTAAGTTCTGTCAGATCAGAGTTACTTACTTCTGTACGCGAATAATATGAATCGGGATTTGACATAACTATTTAGCTTTTACATCTGCCTCGTAGCTGATGAATTGTGATTCGATATGCTTTTGATCTTTGCTGTTTGCCTGTTTCTCGCAATAGGTAATCATCTTCTTAAAGATTTTCTCTAGTTCTTCAACTGGCAGACTCTGTCCTTCATTTAGCCACCACATCTGAAATATCTCCAAATATCCTTGCTGATGCAAAACAACAATCTTTTCTTTCACATTAGCGTTTATCGGTGGAGGGGCAACAGATGCAGCAGCACCTGCAAAAAGACTACCGATTGAACTTTGCTGCGCTTTCATTGCAGCTTCTTGTTTAGCTGCTTCTTCCGCTTTTTTTATTTCTTCCATCTGTTTAGCCGTTTCTGCAGCTTCACGTTGTTTGCGTACTTCTTCCGCTTTGGCGGCTGCCTCTGCATTAGCAAGACGAAGCAGCTCCAACTCTGCTAGTTCTTTACGTTTAGACGGAATACGGTCGGTAAGATCTTGCTTAACGTTTAATAACTTAGCCTTATACTGTTGAGCATATTGTTCATATTTACCTTCTAAGATATTTCGGCGAATCTCCTTTTTTGTTTCTTGACTGATATAGTAAGTCGCTGAATCCGCACTAAACTTATCAAAATGAGATTTGGGATAATCGGTCTGAAAGACTGTGATTCCTATAACTTCGCGATCGAAATTCTCATGTGTCAAATTAGAGAAGATGCCCTGTAATTCAGAAACTTTACTTGAAAGATACTGGTTGAAATAAGAAAGAAGGCTGTTCTCTATTGTCTGTTGATAATTTGCTTTCTCTGTCTCAATCCTAGCTCTTTGCTCTGCTTCTTTCTTTCTCTTCTGCTCTTCTTCATATTTGAACTTAGCATACTCATTGCGCTTTGCTACAAGCTTTCCGGGAATTGTTGAAGGATCCTTAGGATCAATTTGTTTTTCTTGGGAGGTGAAAAAGGAACGTATTCTATCAAATATCTGCGTAATAGGTTTACGACGTTCATCCATATTTTTGAGTGTATTATTTACCTTCCTCAAGTAGTCGGATGCAGCTTGATCTATCGTTTCATTCATACCTTCTCCTTCGATTGTATCAAGGAGAGTTTGACCAGCTTCATTGCATTTCTTGACAGAGTTAGTATTTCTTCCGATGATGTCCGGAAAGGATGAAAGGATGTTTTTTACCTCATCTATTTTGATTAATTCTGTTGCCATAATTGTTTTCTTAAATTGGTTAGTAAATACTTAGAAGCCTCCGTTTGCATCATCTTCAGACACTGTTACCTGTACAGGTTCCGGAGCATCTAATTGCTTTTCTTCTCCGAAAGGAGCATTAATGTCATCTACCGTTTGAACAGGTTCATTAATTTTTTCTTCATCTACTAGCCCGTAATCAATAACAGGTTCTTCCTGTTGTGTCTCCATAGATGTATAATTGCCTGTTCGTACTTTGGGGTATGCATCGAAAGCGTGTTTAATCATTTTGTTTTCAAGGAATCCTGTATCAATATGTCCACCGTTGGAGGTATACAGAGAGTTTGCCGTTCCTTTGTTTTGCTTGGCTGAAAAAGTAGATAAACGTTTCCAATCTGATTCCATCATCCAAGAGTAATCAACTGACCCGTCATTACGTACAATACGTATAAACACGGCAACCGGCTTGTTTGACTTTCTAGGGAAAGCTCCTTCGTACTCTATAGATTTAGCACCATTTACTCCGATAATAGGGCGGAATTTGTCACCTTCAAATACTACTACTGGATTATCTACATAGCGAACTTGTCCGGCACGCTGGCGCATATATACTTCACCATAAGCTGAAACCGTGAGCCCGGCACGTTTTTCCCACATATCACCATTAGCAGTTTTCACTTTAGCACTACGAGGAATTAAATAGCACTGCGGTCTGCCTGATTGGTCAAGAGAAAGACCATTCACTGCCATATCAAGGAAACAACCAAAGAGGGACAGTTTTGTACATTCCTGTAAAGCTGGCGTTTCAGTCAATAATTTATTGAAATGAAACTTCTCGCGATTATAAATCTGTTCACCCATATCTGTACCCCAAATAGCGTTATACATACCGATGAACTTCTGTTCCACTTTCTCGTTTTCGACAATTTTCGTTGCTGGAAGTGCGTTTAGCTCCTCCACTCTAATTTGAATACTATTACTCATAATTATCTAAATATTAGTTATTTATTAATCTCCTTGGTATACTCCACGGCTATACTCTTCCATTAGGAGTATGTCTTCCGCAGTAGGTTGTTTGGTTATATCCATCTTACAAGGTGCCACCTCTGTAGAAGTTGGTTCAGAGCTACATTTCCTTTTCTGTTCTTCTCTTGCATCAAGCTGCTTACCAATGCTTTCCTGTAGAGCCTTTAGCATCTCTGATGACTTCGGTATGTAGGTCATACGGCTAGTTGCATTAGTTGTTTGATAATGTTGTCCGGTACTTTATTATGCAGGTCCATCATTGCGCTGGCTGTTTCCAGTTCTGAACGCTTCACATAATATTTCCCTCGTTCCTTATTATTTGCCGGATAAAACTTGATCCAAGCTTTTTCGCGCCATTCTGTAATCAGGCGTTTTCCGTATATATCTTCCGCTTGGGATATTGTTACTACTTCGGGGAGTAGGCCCAGCATCGTTAGCGTTTGAACAGTCCCAATTTTAATACATCGGGCTACCATCATTTCGAAGCAATTTTCCATAATCTCTTAATAGGCTGTTTCTTTGTTTAACTTTTGAATGGTGTTGAGCTGATTTACTGAAACACATCTGCATCTCTATGCTATGCTGCCTGATTAATATTGATTTTAGAGTTTACTTGTTATTGAAATAGATTGTTTTTCCTAGCATACTGAAAGAACTCTGCCAAGGAATGGACATCTATACGCCTAAAGGCATTCCGTTTATGTGTACGTACAGTTTCCAATGAAATGCAATACTTATCTGCTATTGCATTTTCTTCCATCCCTTCATAAAATGATCGCATAACGCTTAACTCACGTTCCGACAGTGTACTATTAAATTTTGGTTTACAGATTATTCCTTCATATTTGCATTCACCCTTTAACGGACATTTGACCTCCTCAAAGTGAAAGTTTCCCATCTGATCAATATCCATTGTTGAATCGAACTCACCAAAATTACATTTAAGAAAACGACGTACTATTGAAAATTCAAACCAAGGGATATTATATCGTCGGTCTGTATATTCCAATGATGCTTTCTCCAGTGCTTCTGGCCAAAATATTCCCATTCGAGTTATGATTTCGGAAATAAACTCCCGATTTGACTGTTCCAATTGACGCGTACCACATTCATCGGTAATCATAACTTCACCTTTAGGAGTGAAATAAAATTCCATTCCAGTCATAATCATTCCTCCTTTCTTTCAGGAAATAAGGTTGCGACATCTGATTGTAAGATCTCAGCCACAATCTTTTTTTCAACCATACTGTTAGGTTGGGTATATCCATACATCCAGCAACGAACTGTATGACGATTACGTTGTGTCGCTTCTACAATAGCTGTAATAACATCTTCTTTAGGAGCTGATATGATAACTGGACGACGTTCTGCCTTTGGTAAGGCTGCAAAATACTCTGCTAGGGGTAATTTTTTGAGATTTGGGACAATATTATTGTCTGAACCATTTTTTTTGCTCATATTTGTAATGTTTTAAAGATTACGTTTTAAAATGTTTAATCGAAAGACACGGAGCTCTGAATCAAGTTTCTCAGGCCGGATGCAGGGCTTCCGTTTCTTTACTAAATGAAACTGTTATGAAAAATTTTATCAAGGTGATTGATGCCTATGATATTGAAAAGGTTATCAACATTGATTTTATCCAATCTTTATATAAAGATGAAGATTACACTATTATCCGATTCAGCAAAGATGATTGTATTTACGTCAAAGACTCTTATGAAGAATTAAGTCGTAAGCTTCTTAAATTACCATCTGAAACAAAACCGTCTACACGTAAGACAGGACGAGGTTAAGAATCATCCTTTTTCTTGTACTTCTCCGGAAAGATGGCTTCTTTCTCTTCATCTGATAAGTAAGTAATATACTCTTTGATGAATAGATAGATCCTCTCGGCTGAAGCTGCTACTGCGTTAGATGAAGCGTAATAGGTTTCAGTATAGTGATCGTAAGAATCAAAGGTTTTACTAATAGTTGCTTGTTGTACACACCATTTACGTAGTTTAGTATCCTGGTGATTGTGAATTAGACGAATAATAGGTTTCCGAAATGTAATTCCTAATATTATAAGGAGGAATACAAGGATGATAGAGGTCAATAAAAGTGTTGTCATAACTTTAATGTTTTAATGATTACGCTGCAAATATAAAGCATAATACTTATTTTATCAAATAAAACACTGATTATTTTCAGCCATTTGTTTTATAAATTTATAATATCTTGATTATGACAGGTTTAGAAATAAAAGAAAAATTAAAAAGATGTGGCTTTACCCAAAGTGAAATTGCTGTGAAATTAGGTGTAAGTCCTCAGACTTTTAATGCATATCTCAAGGTTGATGATATAAAAACAGGTTTACTTGAAAACATTGCAACTGCCATAGGACAAGATATATCGTTCTTTTATCCTAATATTTGCAATAAAAACAACTCTGCTTCAGTTAATGGAAACGGCAACTCCGTCGTTTCAGGAGAACATAATAAACTTGAAGTATCTAAATGCCAAGATGAATTAGAAGCAGCAATGCGTGAAATTCAATATCTAAAGAACATTATTAATGAGAAGGACAAACGTCTTGAAGGCAAGGATAAACTTCTCGAGGAAAAGGAACGATTGATTAATGTATTAATGAATAAGTAA